TCAACCTTTCGGCTCTGTATACCCCTGCGCTTGCTCGCTGTCCTTAATCCCTTTTGTGGTCGGGTCGGTCAGCACGCCAATAAACGACAACGCCGCCATCGCCACCGTGCCAATCAGGAACGGGTTTGTGAAGAACTGCTGCAGCACGTTCCCGATGCTCTCCCACGTCGTCATGTCCGCGTACGACAGCCCGTAATACGCAAGCACAGGCGATGCGATCACGCCTAACAGCCCTACCCAAAACAGCGGGCTTTTTGCCCGTACCTTCCAATTAATTTTACTCATAGCTTTCTCCTTTCTTATTCCCCCGGCGCGGGCTCCCACAAGATCGCCCACGTCAGTTCGCCGCACTTACCGTCCGGCTTGTTGCCGTTGTAGCGGCATCCCACGTCCCTTCCTTCGTTGATCCTCGCCTGCTGGAACGCAATCACGGCATCTCTGGTCTTATCACCAAACTCCCCATCTATTTTTCCCGGATCGGCAAGATGTGCCTTGAGCCGCTCTTGCAACTGCCGCACATCGTCGCCCGTCATCATCGGGCTGGTGCGTTTTAATACCCGCGTAAGCTCCGGCACATTCGCGGACGGGCTGGGCGGCGTTGCCGTGTTCGGCACAACGCCTCCGGCAATGGAAAGAATCGCGGCCGTGATCCCCTGAACGATCTCATTAAACTTGCTGTCAAACAACGCGTTGTCCCCAGCATTATCTATGAATCCGCACTCGATGGTCGTTGCAGGCATGGTCGTATGGGAGAGCACATAGGTGTTCCTGTCCTGCACCTTAACGCCCCGGTCACGGAACCCAACACCCACAAGCGCGCTTTGGACCGCCTGCGCCATTTCCCGCGACGTTGCGCTTGCACCAGTTACGATCAGGCACTCCGCGCCCGCACCGCCTCCTGCGTTGCGGTGAAAAGCAATGAACAGGTCCGCACCCCACAGGTTCGCGTTCTTCGCAATGTCTTTCACATTGATAAGGTAGTCCGCATTCCGCTCCAGTTCTACAGTGTGTCCCGCCGCTTTCAGCTTGTCCGCCACTGCGGACGCATAACGCAGCGCGTCGTCCTTTTCCTGCCGTCCTCCGACGCCTACGGCCCCGCTGTCGCTCCCGCCGTGACCCGGGTTGATATAAATTTTACTCATTGTTCTTTCTCCTCCTTTAAATTCGAGGCGCTTCCGCGCCTTATTTCACCTACAGCTTTTTCACATCTTCAACCAATCCAAAATAAAAACGGCTCTCGCCGCCTAGTGGTCTTTTTGTATATGATCGATTCTTTTGTGCGCTTGCTTTGCGCTTTCTTCTACCGCCGTAATTCTGTGTTCGTGGTCGTCCACCTTGCAATCGAGCTTTTCGACGTCGCTTTTTATGCCAAGTATCGTGTCGAGCTTTGCGTCTACACCGCCCCGCCACTTGCTGTCATTCGCTATTTTTTTGTCCCGTCCGGTCAGCCACCCCGCAAGGCCGACAAAGCACCCGACTGCGGCAATCAGGATTGTGATTTCTATTTGCATCATGCCTTATCCCCCAATCCGTCAATTTCTTCCTGCGTGAGGATTCCTTTGGAAACGAGCAGCGCCGAAAGCGCGTCAAATTTTGCAGCTTTCGCTTTAATCCCATTTATCTCCATTTCATGTATCTGCCACCCGGCCACAGTACGCGAAATCAATTCGTTGCTGTCAAATCCTTCTACTTGCTCATTTCCATCATCATCCGTGCCATACGTTGCCATGCGCCGGTCTATCTCTGCAAGCTGTTCTGCAATAAATCCCGTGTGTACCTTATCTGGATCGTCGCATTCACACAATGATGTAAAGTTGACCACAAGGATTTTTAATAATACTTTTCTGATCTCTTCCAGGTCTGCGGCGTTGATATTCGTCTTCCACCGCTGTGATGATGTAGAGCGGTAAAAATGATGGCCGCTTGCGCTGTCGGAAATATGAGTGTTCGCCGCCGCCGTCGTTGTACGGTTATATGTACCCTGCGATTTCAGCGCACCCGTCGCGTTTATCGTTGGTGCGACAACCTCTCCCGCTGCCGATATATACAGCGGCGTCGCCACAACACTTGTCCCATCGGCATTATATACGTGAAAATATAGATTATTTCCGCTGTCATAGTGAATCCTGAACCGCCTTGACCCGCCCGTAAACCACATAGAACCGTCCGCTACATCTATCCTGAAATTAGGCGCTATGATGTTTCCACTTGCGTCAAGACTTCCATCTAATACTTGTGCTCCGCTATTTTTCAATACATCCGCGGCAAGCGCATACAACACTGCGGCTTTTCCGCCCAGCTTCTCCGCGTCGATCTCCGCAGCGCCGATCTGCCGCGTGATGCCTGTGATGTTGCCGCTCACGATCTGCAACACCGCGATCTCGCCCTCATAGACGCTCCCCGTGCCGTTGATATCCTCCTGTACCAGGGCCGGGAATGTCGGCGTTGCGGAAAAGTCCGTTACCCACCCAACCTGGCCCGGCCCCGTCTCACTCGCTTCCTGCGTTAGGTCAATCCTGCATATGAGGCGCACATATCCGTCTGTAAGCGTTGGCGTGACAGGGATTGTGTCCGCCCCGTTGTTTTCGATCACAGCGCCTTTCAGGATAAAGTGCCCGCCTCCTACAGTGATCGAATTCGATGTAGATGTGACCTCACACCCGCTTCCGATGATCCCATCTCCCATGATCTCCGCAAGAATGCTTCTCCAGTTTTTCGCCGTATTGTTCCGCCTGTCAAAGATCAATCCGTTTAATGCCATACTATTTCCCTCCAAGCCTCATGTTTATTTTTTCATCCAGCATAATCCGCAGTTCTCCACTTTTGTATACCGTTTTGGTTCGTTCGCTGCTTTTACGGATTGCGGAGATGTAACTGTTAAGCACCCGACCTTCCTTCGTTCGGATGGTCAGGTTATCATAAAATTCGTAATCCTTTCCGCATGCAAATTCAATCAAATGCGAATCGCTGTTTTCCGTAAACTTGTTTTTGACTTCCTGCGCCGCGTTTGCCGCCTCGCTCACGCTTAAGACTTCCCACGTACCGTCCACCCGGTTTTCATCAGTATAGGTGTTCGTGATCGTCCCATCCTTGAGCAAATACCAGTCCCGCCGCGCTCCGGTGTCTTCCGCAACCGTCGTGATCTTCCCGATGGCCTCATGCGCAAAAGATTCCTCCAGAATCTCGTAGTCCGACAAATCCAGGAATACCTTGTGCGTCTGCCTGTCCCGGTAATAGATACGCATCACCAGCTTGCCGTTCACCACTGAATAAGATGTGTGGATGTTGTACAGCCGCCGCACCTTGGATAGGTACGACTTTACATTCCACACCCCGTCTTCTACGTCAGGAAGGGCGCTTCCAGCCGTAGACGTAGAGGCGGCCACCGTTAGGTACGGCGTGGCATACACTGCGTCCGGCTGATTCACATAATACTTGTCGATCAGCGACTTGATATATCCCTCGATACTCCCGCTGACCGTTCCGGGCGCGTCCGGGATATCCCGTGAAAAGAGCGTGTCAATATCACTGCACGTGACGCTTAGCGTCTCCCGGTCTTTATCCACCTCCTTCACGACCCCGAAAAATTTCCCGGCAAAGAAAAAGTCCCCCGCTTTTGCGGAAGACCCTGTTCCCTTGACCGTAAATTCCGATACCTCATCGTAAATGGACTGCACCGTCATGTCATAGCTAAGCGCCGTGGCATGATGCTTGAGCTTAAAGGTGTGCCTGTCCCGTATATATGCGATCATCTTCTTACCCCTTGAAATATTCGTGGACGTGTAATGTGTGTATGATTGGCTCCACGTCAAATGTAACCGTTTCCCCGGAATAGGTTGTATTTCCCGCCTGTACGGAAAGGGTTCCTTTCACGCCGTCCGTCTCCACAGTGTTTGTCCCCTGTTTGGTCTCAAATATCCCGGGGGCTTCTATCGACGTTCTCGTCGGCTCCGCAAGCCCGTATTGCACCTTAACGGGCGTTCCCGCCGCCTTCTGCGCGGCAAGCCACGCCTTGATAAGCGCTGCTTTCTCCGCGTCCGAAAAGGATTCGTCCCACTCATCCAGTGCCGCCTTCGCGATAGACAGATAGACCGCACTGGAGGAATTCGCCCCGCGCATAAAATTAGACTGCGGGTTCGTAACGCCCATCTCTTTTATCTGAAAATGGCTCGACATCAGATTCATCATTCCGGCCTTTTTTTCCGGGATAACAATATATGCCGCGATATAGTCCGTTGAGGAAGCTCCCGCGACTGCCCAATTCTCTGTGCCGTTAAATTCCACGAACTCTACGTTCCGCACGGTCCCGCCCGCGTCCGCGTCCACATGATCCTGCGCGGTAATATTCCCGTCCGCATCCCGCAGGGCGCGTAACGGTTGGTCTATTGGGATGCTCACTGCCTTAGAACCGTTGACCGTAATGTCTATTGCGCCGCCGTCTCCCACGCTCTCGATCTCACTCGGATGCTCTGGGGATGGCATATTTTCCCCGGCTTCCTGCACAGAGTTCCCACCGATCCGCGTAACCTTGCCATAGGCCGGAGCCGTGTCTGCCGCCAGTGTCGCCCGCACTTCTTTTCCGACTGGAAGCGTAAAGAAATTAGCCACATTCTCGTTGAGAGATTCCACAAGGTCAGTGCGTGTGTTCCCGCTCACTTTCCACACCCCGTCTGCGTTTGGCCGGGAGGAATAATATATGCGGTCCCCCGCCTCCACCGACACGCCGGACAGGTCAAGCGCCCCAATCAGCTCCCCCGTTGCGTTGTCCTCTGCCTTGAAGTAGATATTTGAACACGGCCCATTGACCGTCAGCTCCATCGCGGCTGGAAAATGCCCCTGCGGGGTAAATACCTGCGCGTCGCCCGCTCCGCTGTCCGAGAACTTAAACGGGAATTTGAACGTGAACCGCATTGGGTTTACCGTGGAATCCGTTTGGAACAGAAACGTAAGCGGGTTCTTTTTGTGATACGGGCTGGTGCCATGAAAAACGACCGGACATTCCAGCGTACCGTACAATGTTTTTTCCGTGCGCTCCAGCCCGTCCAGGCTCACATCCATGTACAGTTCCCGCCCCGGGTAGGGAACATATTTTAGCTGCATGTCTTGCGCTCCCTGTACCCAATCCACAAACTCGTGATAGGTTTGGTACGGCTCTTGTGTTTTGGACCAGAACACAAGCGTGCCGCCTATTTCCGGCTGCTCAAAATCTTTTGAGGATTCAATGAAAAATCCGTATTCCACCTGCGCATATTCCCGGTTTTCCGCAAATCCGAGGCCGGAGGGTTCCCACATAAACTCAATATCTGATTGCAGGGACCGCTCCCGGCCTGTTCCGTCTACAAGATAGAGTTTTCTCAATTCATTAGCCTCCCTACTTTTTTCCGTACCGTATAGACCATTTGGTCCGTCATGCGCCTAATTTCCGCATCTGTCATTTTGCCTTTTACTGTGACTGGCATAGAGATATTTACCTGCATATCTCCCGTTCCGGAATTTCCTAAATTCATGTTAGGCAACGGTTGAGTGACAATCGGATCAACACCTATAAAGGCGTTATTTACCGCTTTGCTGATGAAGGATTCCAGATCATCCGCTGCACCGACGAACTCCGGGCGTTTTTCCGCTATCTGGATAAGTTGTGGCCTGTTGAAATATCCGCCAACATCGTAGGCCCGTATCTTTGCGCCACTCGCTGTTGTTGCCGCCTCAATGGTGACAGACAAGCGGCTTTTTAGGCTATCCATGATTCGATCAGCTTCGCTATAGAGATTCCCGGACACGGTGCGCATTCCGCGTGCCATATCATTGATGATCCCCATGCCCAAATAATAAAAGTTCCCGCCGTCGATGATGCCGCGCATGGATTGGATCGTGTCATCCATTTGATTGACCGTTTCGGCTTGCAGCGCGGTATTATCTGCTACACCTTTGCCGGATGCTGTCTGTGTGTCGGAGCCAAAGGCGTATGAGGCCGCTTCGGCGGGAGACTTTCCGGCGTTTAGCGCCGCAAGATAAGCGTTTACAAACCGTTCCGCAACCTCGCTTCCGCCGCCCTCCATTTCATCTGCAAGCTGCGAGATTAATTTCGCTTGATCCGTCCCAGCTTCTTCCAGATAGGTATATAGGGACTCCGGTATTTTTCCATACAGAGAATCGAGATTCGCAACCATATTCTGCGTAACTTGTGTGTTGTATTCGAGGTTTTCCGCAGCTTTCTTCAGCGATACTTGGTTTGACAGGTCGATCTTGTCGTTCATGTTTGTCGCCGCATCTACACGTTTCTGGTAAAGCTCCGCTTCGCGCCTCACTTCTTCTTCAAGTACCTCCGCGCGTTCCGCGTTATTGGCCTTCCAAAGCTCGAGGTTTGCCGCGTCTTCTTTGTTGAGCTTCTCTCCGTTTTCTTGGCGCTGCATAAACAGACGAGCCTCGTCTTCTGTTATCTGTTTGGTTGCTGCCGACAGTGTCTCAATAGCTTCTGTCTCCCCCTGTGTTGATATGATTAAGGAATCGATATCTATTCCAAGGTCTTGGGCGGCAGCTTTAAATGTTTCCATTTCGTCATCTGCTTTGGCTAACGCATCCCCAGAATCTCTAAGTGTCCTTGCGTAGGATGCTGTGTCATTATCCGCGGTAGAAATAATAGTATTTAATCTTCCTTGCTCTCCATGAAGCTTTCCTGATAGTTCAATGTTTTTTTGCAAATCTGGATGTAGCTTTGCTACCCCTTCTTGTACTTTCCTCGCCGCAATCGCATTGTCTAGCTGCAGATTATTTGTATCAGTTAATAGCTGGTTGTATCGTTCTAAAAATGCTTGCGTTTTCGCCTGTTTCGTGTATGCTTCAATTGCATCATAAATACTTCCAACATTTTCGTTAATTGCTCCTGTTTGGTCATTGATCGTAACAACTGTTTCCCCCAATACAGAGTTTAGCTCATTTGCTTTTTGCTTTAGCAACTCTTTTTGTGCAATAGAAGCACCGTCAGCCTCGTTCATGGTAATAATATCGTTGTTGAGGCTTTCGATCTCTCCCGCAAGCGTGTTTGCCATAGCAGCCTGCGCATCGATTTTTGCCGTTGAATTTTCGAATTCTGCAGCACTTTTGTTTAGGGATTCTATCAATTCTTCCGTATTATCTTTAAGGGCTTGCGCCTCCTCTGATGGTTTGGAAAGTTCGGAAAAAACGCCAATAAGCGTTGTTACTGCCACCCCACAAGACCGATTATTCCCAACGCAGAGTTGAGCGTTGCGCCAAACGATTTTACGCCTGGTTCTGCTGCTTTTGCCCCTGCTCCTATCGCTGGTATTGCAGTGCCGGTGTTTTGCGCGGCGGTCTGCGTATGAGTAAGGCTATTCCCAAATTCGTCCACAAAGCTACTAGTCTTCGTCAGTGTCTTTGGAAGCTCCTCAATAGGTTTTTTAAATTTCTGTACAGCGGAATAAAGCTTCTGAACCGTTGTTATCGCGCCGGAACCGATTTTCATGACCGGGCCCGCTGCGATTGCAATTCCGCCCAAGGTAATGATGAGCTTTTGCGTCCCCTTGTCCAGACTATTAAATCCTTTCAACATCCCGTTTACGGTCTTCAATATCCCTGTCGCCGCCGGGAGCAAATTTTGTCCCAGCATGGCAGCGGCTTCCTTGAACTGCTCCTTTGCCATCCTCGTTTGGTTGGCAACGCTGTCAGACGTTCGCGCAAAATCCCCCTGCGCATTTGTTGTATTGGCGAGTACATAGTTATACCGAAGCTGCACCTGTTCTGCCTGCGTCATACTCTGGATATTCTTTGTGATTCCCTGTTGCATGGCAAACTGCTGTAGGTTTGTTTGCGTCATGACAATGCCGTATTGCTTAAGGGTTTCTGTCTCACCCGTAAACACGCTGTTAAGGGCAATGCGCGCCGTTTCCTGCGAAGTATTGTTAAATGATGCGAGATCAGCGGATAACTGCGTCAGGCTCATTGCCATTTCGAGACCTGTATCGGAAGCAATCCCCATTCCATCAGCCATATTGCCATAGGTAGAAGCCGCAGACATGGCCGTCTCTTTTGCAAGGCCCATTTGCTCAACAGCCGTCCCCGCCCATTCTTTCACAGAATCTGCGCTCTTTCCAAATACAACATCCACCTTCTGCGACGTTTCTTCCAGGTCAGATGCGTATTTAATCGCCGCAAGGCCTCCGGCAACAAGCGGCGCAGTGACCCCAAGCGTAAGCTTGTTTCCAATGGAATTCATTTTTTGCGCTGCCGTCGTCCAGCTATTTTGCATTTTATTTTGGGAATTTTCGCTTGCCTTTTCCGCTTTCTGTAATCCGCTTTGCAGCCCGTCCATATTTGCAGTTATTTCAACAAGCAGGCGCCCAACGATTCCGTTTTGCATATTTCCTCCACGTAAAAAAGACACCCCTTCGAGTGCCTTAAATTGCTGTTTACTTTTGATTTCCGCGTGGTATAATATAAGCAGGGAAAGCGCTAAACGGCGTTGCCCCCTTAAGTGTTTACAACTTCAAGAGGTTGCCTAATTCGCGGTTAGGCAGCCTCAGTGTCTTTTTATCGTAACTACTATCCCGTAAGTAAATACGAGGGCAATCACTACTAAAAGCAATTCAGCCATAGGCATTACCCCCTTTCGCTTGATCGGGGGATTTTGCCGCCTAACATTCTTTCCCTGCTATGCTATTATATCACTCATTTTTCCAAAATAAAACCGCCCATTGCTGATCGGCCTTACTCATAATCCTAACAGTTGTTTCTTCTTTGCCTCAAATTCTTCCTGCGTTATAATTCCATCATCTGCTAATTCTTTAAACTTTCGTATCTCATCGGCAGAAGATAGGCTGTCTGGCGATGAGGCAATCGCAGACTTAAGTTGCGCATATATTTTTTCAGCCGTCAAAATAACAACTTGATACATATCGCTTTTTATTCGTACAGGGTCATCAATGAGGTCAATCCTCATGTGGGCATCTCTTGTACTTTTTAATACGATATCAAGATGCAAATCATTTACTTTTCCACCTTTCCCTAGCCCGGTTGCCAATGCGCCGGGTGCCCCAAGCAGAGCGTTTCCGACCATCATATCATGCAACCCCTGAACTTGGGCATTATTTTCACTTATGGAAACATCTACAACATCATCTAACTTTTCCACGCGAAATATTGGGTTACTCATAATTGGAGTACAATAAAATCGGCGGTCTTTACTAATCAAAAAACATCGTGTAAAAGATTTTTCATCGGTAAATTCCAATCCAAAATCTTCTACAAAATTGACTTTTTTTAAAAAATCATTTTCTGCCTTTTGCATATCTGCCACAGTTTTGATTCTATTACTTTCCATAACGTATTCCTCCCTTTCCCATATAATACCACATACGGCGAAAGGGGGACAACTATCACAATTCATCAATAAATGTAAATTCTGGCTGGTCCGCCGCGTGGCTTGCGCGTAATAGCCATTCCAAATCTTGTGACAGGAAGTCATCTATCCGCATGCCGTGATGCATCATCATGTCATGCGCCAATTTTAAAAAGCCTATTCTTGCGTCGCCGGGGCTTCGTTTTCCGTCGCCACCGGAGTACCGAAAAAAGCGCTTGAAATACCACTCTCTATTTCCTTAAACGCCGCAGTCACTTCCTCGAGGTCTGCTTTTTCCAGTTTCTTCCTGTCAATTTTCATTACGTCGGACAAAAAATCATATCTCGCATCAAAAAACTGCTTTGTGAGGATTTTATCGCCTGCCGCCTCGATGTAATCCAATAGCCTAAGCCAATCTTCCCCCGTAAATCCTTTTTTTACATAGTCTTTGCCGTCAATAACAATTTTTATCTCTTTCATGTTCCCTCCGTATTCAATAGGGAGGGGGCAGCTTGCGCCGCCCCAATCCTTATTCAGCCTCTTTTTTCTTGGATTCTTTCTTTTCTTCTTTTTGCAGCACAAACCCCAGCTTAATAAACTGATCCTTTTTGTCCGCGTCATCGGTCACGGCGGTATGGCCGCCTTTCTTCAACCTATAAATCACGCTCACGCACCTGCCTTCGCCGCGCTTACGTTCGAGACGCCCGCTTTTGTGCCCCCGGTTACATACAGGCGCACAAGGTAGTCCTTGCCCGCTTGCAAGCCCGTGAGCGTTGCCGCGCTGTCCGAAGCAGTCTTGTTGTCTACCGTGATCCAATCGCTGCCCTGCGATACCTGAATGGCCACATTGGACGCGCCCGTTGCAGCCGTCCACGCAAGCGTGATTTCGCCCGCCGCCGATCCGGCAGATGCCACAAGGTCAGATACCGGCGTTACCGTGTTGTTATATCCCGCAACCGTGAAGTTGGGTGAAGAAAACCATCCGTTAACCGGATCGGAAAGCTGCGCCAATGTTAATGTATGCAAGGGATCGTCGCTGTCGAGAATATGCCGCCGTTCCCCGTCAGAGATACGTTTAAGCGCAGTATGCATGATCGTTTTTCCCTGATATGTAACGCCGCTTCCGCCTTTGGTGTTATAGTCCTCTTGCTGTTTTGAGAATTTTCCTTTTAATACCCAGATAAAGCGGTATTCCCCGTTGGACTTTTGCGATCTGAACCCAATAGCGACCTCCGGCGCGTTATCGGCCTCCCCTTCGATCACCATTCCGTTCGCATCCCTTTGCAGCCCCAATAAGTCGGCATATATGGCGGGCAACAGATCGGCCACTGTAATTGTGGTCTGTACCTCTCCGTCTGCCGCATAGCTTTCATATGTCCCGTCGTCTGCGTCGTACGATCCATTCTGCGTGTTGGGGTTATACCCAACCGTATTCACGCCCTGCATCCACACGGGCGCAGAATAAACAGTACCTTCCGGTGTATCGGAAAGCACCTTTGCATAATACAACTGGTCTACGCCAATTCTCGGTCTTGGTTTACTCACTTATTCTTCCTCCTTTGTGATGTAATAACTTCTTTTCAATAAGAGATTCCCGTTTTCGTCGCGATCCTGAATGATCCCGCTCATGGCGGGCTGGGCACGGAAATATTGGACGTCGTTTATAACAACGCCCTCCGGGAGTTCTCCATCTTCAAATCCAATTGCTTTGAGCGCATTGTGCGCCTCTTTTAGTTTTGCGTACCCATCAGGATAACGCTTTGTCCGCACGCATATTTGCAGGCCCGGTACTTCCGTACCTGCGATCTGATTCCCCGGCTGTCCCTGGTACTCGTAAAGCGCCATGCACTCAACAGGCGAATCAGGAAGCAGCGACAGGAATATATATTTCCCAACCGCTCCAATCCCGCGCTCCTGTAAATACCTTCCCATATCCTGAATCATCATCTGATTGCATCGCCTGCCTTTTTCCTGATATGTTCGACATACCTTTCGGCATTTTCATTGAACGGATCTTCTAGATATTTTGCTTTGCCGCCTTTTGGATGGTTGTAGCCTAGTTCTTCGTGCTGCTTCATCGCATACGGAAGATCATAGCCCACGGTCACATCAAGCAGCTCCTCCGTCACCGCACAATCGGCGCGGAGATCGCCAGTATCTACCGGGGCCTCCTGTACGGATTTGCTTTGCAGGTCAACACCGCAGTCCACAAGCCCGTCCTGCACTGAATTTGTAATAGCATCAAGCGCCTGATCGCCGTACCAATTCAAACTCATAGATACGCCTCCCATCCGCATATTGTGCCGTCGCGTTCTATCCACTCGCCAGCGCTAATCACTTCCGACCCATCGATCTTGTCGTTCGGTCTCACTTCGACCGTGCTGTAAACCGTGGTATTGGAAACGACCGTGTTTCCTTCCGCGTCGCGTATCATCTTACGATTCGCCTCTTTTCTGGCTTTAATTTCTACCGCTGGCTCGTATCCTGACGCGCCCCACTCGTCCGGCCCGGCCGCGCGCTCCAGCGTCACAGTCTGATTGCAATATTGCCCCAATCTGTTACCGTACCTCATAACCGCCTCCCGTGTATGGCCGGATCAATTCCTGCGCCCTCACGCTTGCAAGAGCAGATTGCAATGATCCAACCGAAGCCTTATCGAAGCTCTCGGACAAATGTCCGATGGAATACGACTGAACCGGGCCATTTCGTATTTCCCGGTTTTCCGTTGCCTCTGATGGGCTTATGATCTCTAAGGCTTCCTCGATCTGCGCTGCTTTTATGGCCTGCGGCACCTCTCTTAATTCTGGGTACCGGTCAACCTCCGGCGCATACAGAACGCCATCGATCATGGCGTAATTCTCCCCAAAGTAACGCGGAAACGCCAAAGGCTGTGGAAAAGCAAATTTTACGCCCCGGAACGTCAACGAATCCAGCGCGGCACAGGCGCGGCGGAGGGCGATTTCCTTATCGTCCCCGCGTTTTCCCACGCCATGCGCTGTTCATCCGTGGATAGGTAATGCATTGCGATATATGCGCCCGCTTCTTCTGTGGTCACATATGTGTCAATGCCCGTTGTAAGGCCCATGCCAGACCACCCGCCTTATGCTTTTGACGCGACTGTTGCCTCGCCGTACTTCTTGCATTTGTTACTTCCGTCTACTTCGGCAATCCCGATCTTATTACCAGTGGTTGCCGTGATGTCCGATGTTCCGTCCCAGACTGTCCAGCCGGATGTAAGGCTCTGGTCGTAGGTCGGGGCTGTAATGGATGCACCCGTCTTATACTTATAGCTGTTTCCGCTGCTAATCGACGGCTGCACTGTTACTTTTGTATTCCCAGATGCAGTACCCTCTACCGATGTAACCGACAGGGTGCCGGGCGCAATGTCGCCATAATACTGGATCAGGTCAGGCATGACCTCTTTGGTGCCGTAATAATAGAACAATTCCAACGCATACGCATCAGCAAGGCCAATTTTTTCCGCCGCATACGGTTTCGGAAGAACCGGCTGCGCAATCGAGCCATAAACCATGACCACGAATTTCGCCCCTGCCGGAAGATACACGGAACTATCCACCCTTACTCCGTGGAATGCGTTGAACGATTCCGCCGCAGTGTCGATATTTGAGTTTTCCACCGAATCCAGATACTTTCGGATTTCACCATAGAATTCCGGGCTTGCTGTTACGTGGATCATATCACGCGGCACACCATCAACATAATTATTTTTTGTTGTTTCCACGCTCTGTATCGCTGCTTCAAGGATATCCTGTGCGGCGCTTTCGCTTGTAGAGAACTTTGTCCCCGTTTCAACCGCTTTGTCGAAAAATGCGCGTTCCAGCTCACGGGACATTGAAAGCGTATGGTTTTGAGTCCTTCTCACAATAAGGCCTTCCACTCCATAAAGCTTCGTGTCCTTTTCTTCAAGTTCTTCCACGATTTCGCGGTCAACGTCAATCTGTACCGTAACAGGCTTCGCCTTTACGAGATCGCCCTTTGCTGCCGCCCGCGCTGTGCCGTATTCTTTAGACTCCGAATTTGCAAACCGTTTTGCTTCCACGCTACCCGTTGTCGGATCGCCACTTAGGTCTTTGTTTTTTAGCATCGACGATATCATCCTGTGCTGGATATTGTCGATTACAACGCCATAACGTTCCGCAAGGAAATCTTTTCCTTCCGGGTCAAGTAGCATGCTTAAACTTGTGATTCTTGCCATTTGTATTTATCCTCCTAAATCATTGTTGGCGGCGTTTTTTTATCTTCTTCGTTTTTCGCCGGATTTCCGCCGCTTCCCGGCAGTTCTACGCCCGCTACCCATGCGGGATTGTTTTTTGCTACCGTCTGGATAGCATCTTCAATAGATGTGTCATCATTTACACGCGCCATTGCGAGAATCACAGCGTCTTCCAGATGCTCAGTTTTGATGCCTGCGCTTATCGCAGCAATCATGGCGTTTGCCTTAGCCTCTTTTGCCGCTGCACCGCGTAAGGCTTCCTCCGCCTTGCGTTGCGCTTCGCTTACTTTGTCAGCTTCAGACTTTTGGGAATCCATAAACTTGATGAATTCATCCTTGTGCGCCTTATATAGCTCTATGTCCTCTTTCTCAAGACCTTTAAGTCTTTTCCTGACAATCCCATCCGCGATCTTTTGCGCTTCCGATTTCACATCCCCCGTTTTACGCTCGTCAGCGCCTTCTTGTCCGCTTTCGCTTTGCGCCTGTGGGTTTTCCCGTTCCGCGTCTCCCGCGCCGTCTTGTGCGCTTGCAACGCCCGTTCCTGCCCCGTCTGCGTCCATAAAAGGAAATAAATATTTCAGCATAATTGCCTCCCCGTTTTAGGGCCGTCGCCCGTTATCTCCCGGTTTTTCCCAACTCCGTAAAAGGGTATTAAAAAACCACCCTCGAAAGAGTGGTATTCATTCAATATTGCTTATCTTTCAAGCAGAAGCTTGGTTGCTATCTTTTTAAGTTCTTCATTGCTTTTTGATTCTAATGTCTTTTCACGCCACGGCATTATATGTTGTTTCGAAAAAGGCATTCTAAATCCCCAATCGAATTCACTTACCGCGAACGGCATTTCGGCCCCGTACCAGAAATCATCCGTTACCGGAAAAAAACCGAGTTTTAAAAGCAATTCTCTCCGTTCGTTCGACATCTATATTTCCTCCCAAACAAAAAGAACGCTATTTCAGCGTTCTGCTTAGTCGTTTATTATTTTTTCTATTTCGTCGCGCTTCACAGTTATGGTGTCCCAATCCTTTGGCGACGAGCCGACATCTACGTCAAAAACATCCTGATTCCCGTATATTTCAACAACCGCAGCCCGCCGACCATCTTTCAGCAGTACGGCATCATATTGTTTAATTTTTTCCATGTCTTTCAACCTCTTTTATATATGCGCTTGTCATCCATGTTTTATCTCCCTGAGTTTTCCAACCGACAATCACATTTGCAGGCTTACCCTTATTTCCATACAAGATAATCTTTTGCGTATACGCCGTTCCGTATTCGTCTAAATCGCGCAGCGTCGCCGGGTATTTCGTCGCCCTTGTCAATATCTCTTGTTGCAGGTCTTCCCAGCTATCTATATTATACCCTAAACGGCTTTGGAGCGCACGACCTTTTGCCAATCCGTCGGCATTTGTTCCCCCAAACAGGTATTGAGTGAATTTATCTTTTGCAGCCGTCGTTTTATCAGCATTCGGCAAGGCCAAATCAGGATGATCAATCAGTTTTTTCCTACGCCTATAGTCAAGCTGCGTATACTGCCACTTATCGTTTCCTGATTGCTTCATCCTGCGGAACCCTGAAAATGATTTTGGCGCGTCGTCTCCCAAAACCGCCTTATATCTTTGCCATTGTTTGCGATCAGTATACAGCTTGCGCTTTCTGTCCTGTCCGGTCCGATAGTTTGCTAGGCTCCTTTTTGCCTGTGCAGCCTGTTCCTTTGTCCATCCTTTCCCGCCGATGTCAAACGATCGGTTCGAGTAGTCGCGCATCTTCTGGATTTCTTCCGGCGGTTGCAGTTCTTCGATATATTGTGTCAATATGTGCCGGCAGTGCTGATGGAAATTCTGGTAAGCGCTCGACCACGGGGTATCGTAAAGCGCCGGATAATTCGGATCATTCCCGCTTACGCTGAATACCCGTCCCTGATATGGTTCGCATATTGGGCATGAACCAAAATGCGAGGACATTTTTACTAAATCGTTGCCAATCCGTACGCCTAAGTTAATGTTTGCTGTGTTTTGCGCCTCGTGTACCGTTGACCGGGCCACAAGCTCCGCGTAAGCGTCGAGGCTCATATAGCACTTCTTGCCACCGCGCATATACTCAAGCGCAGCAACGCCTTTTTCTTCAAGCATTTGCACAAGGTTGCGCTGCATCTGCCTTACAGTCTGCCCTGATGATACCTTTTCGAGAGAAGCCTTTATTCCGGCCTTTCGTATCTCATCATCCATCATGCGCCCTACATGGCCAACCGCGTTTGTAAGGTCGGCATTCAGATTCCTTTGCAGGATGGATACTGCGTCAAAATCTGCCGATGTCGCCTTTCCAATATTTGGCGGTGTTTTTCCCGCCGCCCTGTATTGTGCATTTACCCCACGCTGCGCCTGCTGAATGCCTTCGCTGTATATTTGTGGGATATGCCGGACGCTCCATGCTTCCGTTGCGGCGTACAACCCAGCAAGGATTGCGGATATCCGCGCCATCAGTTTGTGCTTGTACTCTCCTTGTGTTCCTTTAGCCTCTTTTCCAATTTCCTGCGTTATCTCATCCTGGGCCTGTTTGTACTGCTGTATTAATTCCTTCGCTCTGTCCATCGGTTATCTCCATTGGCCGGTACACTGTAGGATTCTGCGCCGCTTCTTCCGTTTCGATCCTGTCAATTTCCTCCTGTGCTGCCTCGTCGTCAAGATCGCCCCATTCCTTAACTGCCGTCGTTTGGCTCATGAACGGTTTGTTTCCTGTTGCCATCGCTAGGATTTCCGCATTCTCGCGCCTGTCGTCCGGCAAGCCGTCCTTCCAGGCAGCCGCTATGTCTTTTGTATCTATCTTCATATTGTTTGCCATCGCCACAAGCCGCACAACCCGTTTTAGCGTCTGCGTGTTGATCCCTGCGACCCTTCGGGCTTTAATCAACGGCGAAGTCATGCGCAGTCTTAACGCGGTTCCGCTATTGGCCTCGCCTTTCCCCGCTCCCTCTAAAAAGGCCGCGCCCATTTCCGACAGTGTATAAAGTTGATTCGTTAACCAATCAATCTCCCATTGCGTCGCCTGTAAATTCCCTTCCCACGTCATATACTCCGGCTTGGCGTCTGTTTCACGGTCTCTCGGGAAATAGTTTCCAGGCACAAATATTTGTTCCCCGGTTATGGGGTCCTCCCTCAACGCGGTGCGTGGGCCTATTACAGTCGGCACGCTATGCTTGTCTAGTATTAAATCCATGCAATACAACCGCCACATTAATTGCCGCAGGATATCCGCTATTACCCCGTAATCGTCAATACCGTATATGCTTTTAGATTGCCCAACGTTGGAAAACACTTTGACCGCGTAATCGTCCGCGCCCGTCGTTTTCATTTCGCTGCTTAACAGTTTTCCGAACTTCATCGGAACTTTATCCCCAGCCCCCTTTTGAGCTTCGTAGCGCCGTATTTCATACTTCCCAATGTCGTGTATCTCGGCATATATTCCCCCGTTTGCGTAAAAGGCAATCACATGCTGCGTGACGTGTTTTGTGTCATAAGCGTCTACAACCGGATACCAGTTTTCGGGCGGAACGATGGATATACGGTCGCCGAGGACTTTAACGGGCGAATTGCCGAACCTCGAAACGTCCATGATTGCTTCATACAGTGTGTTCGCAAATCCCATATTATCCAGAACATCATTCAGCTCATCCGATTTTTTCTTCCCAACTGTGATCGTCGGCATTTCACCGCAAACAAAATCCGCAGTTTTCTTAGTTAATAACTGCGGATAGTTGATTACCGTATTCACATCGACATTTCGCTTTTTCAAGTAGTCCGCTAATTTCTGGAAATCCGCCCCGAAAACATCTTTATGTTTCCCTTCAAACAGCTTTTCGTTTGCTTCGTACCGTTCAAGACGTTTCTTTTCACATTCCGGCGGAAAAGGTTTCCCGGTTCCGATCCAATCTAAATTTGTAAGCATTTTTACTCTTTCCCCGTCGCTTTCAACTTTTCGTTTAAGTATAGTTTTGCGAATAGTTGAGCTCCTTTTTGCATAATTTCTATTTCATATTCACAAAACATTGCTGAATATTCAGTTTTTCAAGCAAAATATTCAGTTTTTCTTCCTCATTTATGACCGCATAAAAATACAGAATCAGTAATATACGTCGATAAACCGTCCGCCTAGTGGCTCGTATACCGCCAGCGCAAGAGCGTCCGCAAGGTCGGGCGAATGCAAACCGCGCTTCTTCATTTCTTCTTTGCGTTCAAGCTCGATCTCCCCGTTGCTGTTGATCCTGTACTTGCGATCCGATAGCTGGATGATCTGCTCATCATCGTAAAACAATTCTATTTCGCCGCATTTCAGCATATTGCGAACTGTGCCCCACATTAGACCTGTTGAATTCGCCATTTCAACCGGGTCTTCTCCTCGAATTTTGCCGCCCCGTCCTCCGAAATGGCATTCCCGGAGAACGCAGGGCAGGCCCTGTTCCCGTAAACGGTCATATACGCCGACCCCGAGACCGTCGCAATCAATTTTTACCCGCGTTTCAACCCCCGGATATTCATCGTTGTACCGCTTCACCATAGCCGCTATATGCCCTGCGATTTCCATCGTGTCATTGTGGGCGTATATCTCCGGTCTTTGCTGGTATCGTCTGTCAAACAGCGGGCATATGACGCTCTTGTCGTCGCCGTACCGCGCCACATCAACGCCAATGTCTATTACTTTCTCGGCTTTTGTTACCACGGACTTCTTGCTACACTTCTCCACCCACTCCAGAGCGATGAAACTATCCGCAGCCTGCTTCGGAAACTCACCAGCCACGCGCACCCGGAAGACATCTGAATCCTCGCCGTACATCTCTATAATCATACGTACGAATTCAGCGTCTACGCGCGGCGACTGTGCGCTTGATACATGGAATCCGTTATATAACTTCCGGCTCCTATTGTGAGAATCAAAAAAGAACCCCGAGAGGTTCGTAGGATTCCCGCACATCAGCAGTTTTGCGTCCGGCGTTGATAACGCTCCAAGCACCGGTTCGAATATCTTATCCGGTACGCCGCTTGCCTCATCGATAATATACAAGATATGCTCGGCATGGAAGCCTTGCAGCGCATCGGGCTTTGTTGCTGTCCTGGGCACCGCGAACCAGTTTTCCGGATGGCCTTTCATATACACCCGTTCATACGTCCACTCTATTTCAGTTTTCAGTTTGGAGCCGTTCAGCCATTTTGCCACTTCCGCCCAAAGGATATCATAAAGTTGATGCTTCGTTGGTGCCGTGCATGGTATCTTTGGAGATGGCCGCGTACACAAAAACCAAAGAATCAGCCACGATTCCAGCGCAGATTTCCCAATACCGTGCCCACTTCGGACCGTGGTTCTTGGGTTATTAGCCACACTGCGCATGATATCTGCCTGTACATCGTCAGGCGTTACGCCGATTAAGTCAACGGCAAATTCTACTGGGTGATCGACATAATAGTTGATTGCGTCAGCGTTCATTTCTTCTACTTAGCCACGCTTGCTCTACAGCAGCCGCCAAACTGTCCCCTGCTTCAATCTTGGTTTCCTGCTTGTCTTTCCATCCAAACTGTTTCAATGCAAATATGTCCCCACCGTTGCCTCTTCCGATCAATCTTTTTTCGTATGCATTCTCAATTTTGAGCTTCGCCTTTTTTACCGCGTTGGAATATTCGTCTTTCCCTTGGTAATCTATGAGGACATCCCGTGTTGTTTCCAACGCAAGAGCAAGGCCCGTGACTGTCAACGGTTCGCCCGTTCCTTCGCAATCCGCAAAGTATTTATCTATTGCATCCTGCAATGCCTTAACAGTTTTAAATTTTAACGGCCTTCCCCGTTTGTTCTCTGACATATTCTCACCTATACTCTTTCCCCGTCTGCTTATCCAGAAATACAATCCGGTCTGTTATGATATATCCTGCCGCCTTTGCCATCCTATGCAGAAGGCTGACAAACTCCATTGCCTTTTTGTCCGCGAATAGGTATTTATCTGCATTGTCTATTGCTTCTTTAGCCGTTGTATCAAGACAGTGGCTTTCGTTGTATACACTGCTTCCCATATTTTCTCCTTAAACAAAAACGCCACCCATCAGGATGACGCTATTCCCCGCATGGCTCCCCGGGCGCTGGTTCATTCGCCACTTGCGCACCTCTGGTACTGCATACGGATTATTAACTTCATGCCACACCATTAGCATTGAGCCTATTAGCGTGGAAGGACATCATCCTACAACATGGTAGGTGATTTCAAGCCCGCTATTTATATGTCGCTGCGGGCAAGCGGCAATCATTTAATCCTATTCCGCTCTAAAACCTGCTCTTATCTGTGCAGGAAACCTACGGCTTGGTTTTTTCGGGTATCAGCCAGCTTGGGCGCACGGCTATTCCCGTTGGCACTCGACAGCTTCCCAAATGCCGCCTGATTATAGCGGTATGCGCCTACCCGCTTTCACGTGACTTTATTGACCTCTCCGCATGGAATCTTATAAAAGGGGCCGCTGATCTCTAGCCAGTCCGCTCCAGCCCGCCCCCGCGCAATTCTCCGCAGGCATACGGTTCACTGCATTTTATTCGCGGATTTTCGTGCGTTTCCATGCCTACCCACGCACTGGCACTGGTGGAGATGACGAGAATTGAACTCGTGTCCGCGAATTTCCTCTTCGGGCTTACATCGCGTCGAAACCATTCACATCCCCATATTGCTATGCCTACAGTCCCGCATCCCCCGTTAATATAGTTTTTCTTCTTGGGAAAGGAGATTCTCAAACATTCCCGCCTCACACGTCCTCGGCATAGCTAACCAGAAAGCTCTGGCTTATTTCATTGGCAAAACAAAAACGCCACCCATCAGGATGACGCTTTTCATATTTTCTCACAATGTCATACTATCACAAAAAATCGGACATTACCTTCCCTCTAACGGTCATGTTTCATTTTTTTTAATGCGCTTTGCTTTAATCTCCAAACTTGTTTTTCACTATAATCCATTCGCGCCGCTATTTGCGACACTCTCAGTCCTTCAAAGTATCGGTACTGAATATATTCCCTTTCTTTCTCCGTCAGCCATGCTTCATTGATCATCCGCATGATATCATCCGAAAGATAGTAGAGGTTTACGATCTCTTTTCGGATAGCGTCTATCCTCGTTCCGTATACATCGACCATTTTTTGTACAGCAGCAAACACGGGATCGGAAGTAAGGCCGCCCATAACCCGGACGGCATCAAGATTTTGGCCGCGCAGCATGCGCTCCGCCAGTGCGTCCTTTTTATCCATAAGTTCCGCAATCTGCTTCTCCTGTTCTTCTATTCGTTTTTTATATTCCGAGTACTGATACAACTTGTTTTCAACCGCTTCCAAATCCGCCCCTCCTGTGGTATACTATATTTAGCGAAAATCAATACCCGGAAAGAGCAGTTCCGCAGCCCGTGGGCTGTTCTTTTTTTTACCTCCTCGCCTTATACGCCATAGCCGCTATCTGGATACATTCAGCGGCTGCTTGGATTGCAGATTTCTCAATATAAAGAGGCCATTCTCCAACTTCATTATTTTTAACGCAATCCCAATATTCTGCCAAATATCCTCTTATACAATCAAATTCATCGCCCGCTTCCTCGACCTCTTCGAGAATCACCGCATACACCTCATGCGGGCTATTAAAATTTCCACCGAATTTTTTAGCCGCTCTCTCGTATTCCTCACGTGCCAGTGCCTTTACCGCTTCAATCAATTCGTCCATATTTTTACAATCCTTTCTTTACTTCAACAATACAAATTTCCACCAGTCAGGTAAATCAGACTGGATGATCACATTGGTCAAAAATATTCCGCCTATGATAAATGCAATTAAAACAATTATTGCTATTACACCTGTTTTATTCATTTTCATATCTCCTTTCCTGATACTTCGGTGTTGGGGATTTCGTGATTTCTTCTCTCGCGCCTATGCGCTTATAGTCCCATGTTCCATAGCGTTATTTGCTGATCAAAATTCATCCAGAGTTTTTCAGTCCGGATTGCTCCGCTGTTTGCATTTGCCTGTTTTGTTTCCGTGTGCCATCCCGTCAGCATGTCGTTGTAAAGTTCATTATCGTACCCGGATAGCACCACCATACCGCAATGATTCAAAAGCAGCCGTAAAAGCTTTTCGTGCTCTTTCGGATCAAGCATTTCGTAACTATAAATCCTTCCTTTTCTCACATCAGGGGTGTAAGGCGGGTCGGCATAGATAAGGCAATCTTGATGATTATATTTTTCTATGAGTTCCACAGCTGGTCGGTTCTCAATCTGCGCTTCTTTCAGCCGTTTGCATATTGGGTATACATATTCCGGCATTTTCCCCCATATTTGTGCATTAATCGGCCCCGCACTGCTCTTAGTGTTCTTCCATCCTACGCGGTCGGCAAGCTTGCATCCAAATCCTTGATTGCATCGAATCAGGAACCGCCGCGCATCTTCAACATCGTTCCCCGTCAGCTGGATTTGATCCCCTGCGTGCGGTTCATGTACCGATTCAAATTCCCGCCTTGCAAACGGTGTGCATTCAAGTGCATAGGCCAATTCATCAGGTTTATCCCTGATAACGCGGAAAAGATTGTAAATTCGACCGTCAATATCATTTATCGTTTCGTACGGAACAGGCGTTTTGCAGAAAAACACGGCTGCACTCCCGCAGTATGGTTCCAGATATACTTTATGCTCCGGGAAAAATGACGTGATCCACTCTGCCAGCTTCCATTTTCCTCCCGGATATTTCAGTATTGCGTTCATTATTCCGTCCCCTTTACCCCATCACCTCGACCGCGATCTGCCGCCTGCCCCACTCGCTTCCGCAAGAACATACATCGCGGTCTCCTAAGTACACATCTACCTTGCCGTTGTCCCTCATACGATCTTCAACCACGCACTCCCCGTAGCCGTCGATGTAAAGCCTTGTCCCTATCGGGTAATCATTGCTTGCCACCCTGCCCCATGCAAGAGGTTTTCCGCTTGCTGTGATACCTGTTGAATCGCAGGCCGAGCAGTACGCCGTGACCGTCTTGATATCCCCGCCAGTGGAATCGGATGTACTTGCCGCCGCCTGATACCCCGTAAACCCGCCCCACAGCCACCGCAGGCCGTTATCTGTGTTGCATAAGACGTATTCCGTCATACCCGCGCAGCCCTCGTATTCCATCGTGCTGATCACATAGACGGTATCGCCTGCCTTGACCTCTTCTGCCAACTCGCCCATCGGCCGCATGGTATAAGCGCAGTCCGTTGTAGCGATCCGCAGCTCCGTGACTTCCGCCGTGTCCAGGGAGGCGGCAGAGGCATGCATCGCATTGATTGTGAGTATCAGCATAAATACTAGGACGCATAATATGATAATCAGGATCGTTTGCTTTGTTTTATTGGTCATCTATTCTTCCCCCTGCTCCTGCGCTTCCCGCTCTTCGACATTTATGTAGTGCAACGGGCAGTCCACACACACGCTGTACGGCTCATCATCATATTCAGATTTTTGGAACCCATCACACGTTCCGTTCGTTTGGCGTGGGTGTCCATATTTTGTAACCAGCTTGCAATTATCTAATGTTCGCTTCATTCCCTCTCCCCCTCCTTTGCCGCCAGTGTCTCAAACTTCACACAGCCCTTGCACGTCGTTTCAGTGTCCTCGGGTACTTCTTCGGTCGGCAACGACGCCCATTTTCCGCACTCGCACATAACGTAGATGTCTCCCCACGAACGGACAATGTGAACCTTCCCCCGCTTTGTTCTGATCTTTTTCATTCCCTCTCCTCCTGCGCTTCAAGCGCCTCAAACGGCCTTTCTTCAACTCGCCATTCGTCAGGTCTTTTTTGCCTGACAATAAAATCGTCAAGCGGTTTCCTGTCCTCACACATTGCATAATCTTTCCATCGGTGCGTCTGGTGTGTCCTGTTTTTACGCATCTGTTCTTGTACTATATGCAACTGCTTATATTGCAGAACAAACATCATTCCCGCTCTCCCTCCTTTGCCGCCAATGCTGCCTCGGCTGCTTCTAAAATCGTGATATATGCTCCTTGTCTTTCTTCAAGAATGAGCGTCCGTTTGGTTTCATCATGGTAATTATCTCCTGCTCTCGCATCTATGCGGTCTTGGATTTCTTTTACCTTTGCTTTAGCGTAATCGACCGTCTGCTTATACGCCGCAAATTCTTCTACTGTGCCGATATCCTCGTAGGCTTTCAGCCGTTCCCACACTCTGCGCTGATCGCAATAGCCATATTCGCAAAACGATCCGCCCGACACATCTTTGCACTGGGCGATGTCACAAAAATTGCCTTCAAATGTCAGTCTCTCCATTTTATTCACCGCACCTCTTTATAGACTGTTATCATATTTCCACAGATAGGGCACTCCACTCGATAATCTCCCCACATATACTGTTTGATATCATCAACATCATATTTCAGTAGAGCATCACATTCAGAGCATTTAACTTTTCCCGGTTTGATTTTTCCATATTTTCTTATTATCATTCCTCTTCTCCTTCCTGTCCGCCGCGCCGCTCAAAACACTTTTCGTGTCCTACATCTTCGTTTTTGCATGGTTGTTTTCCGTTATGCTTGCATAATGAGCAAGGCGCTATGCGTCGTATATCTTCTATTGCCGCCGCAAGCTTCTCCCGCAGGGCGGCGTTCTCGGCTTCCAGATTCTTAATCACTTCCTCGGCAAGCGCCACCTCACACTCCAAACAAATTGTCGTCCTGTCTCGGTCAGTAAGTTCTTTTCCGTATCTATCACATGTCTTGCTCATTCCCCGCTCCCTTCCGGCCTTAGCTTCCGCCCGCAGTTCGGGCAGCGTTTTAGTTTTTCAGCCATCACCTTCCACCTTTGACCGTGTTATTATAAAATCTCACTTTCTTTCCCTTAACCCTGTCCATCCCGCCGTCGCCGCCGCCTTCAACGTAATGCGTGTAGCAGCAATACCACTTTCTCGGCTTCCGGTACGCCCACCCGGGCGTTGCATTAAAGACCTTTCTACAGACCGGGCACGTCCTAAGATATGGATTGGTCGCGTAATATTTGGACTTGTTATCTTCCTCGACCGGAACTGTTTTCATTTCAGAAACGCTTGCTATCATCTCATTTTCCGTCATTTTTCCATATCTCCATAAAATTCTTAAGCCGCAGTGTGACCTTCCATTCCTCCCGGTTCGCCCGGTGCATCACAACGGGTATTTCTCCCGCTTTTGCGTCCGCCTCCGCTTGCCGCAGGGCATTTTCCACATTTAGCCGTTCGACACGCTTGCACTCGATATGCAATCCAGGAATCCCTACAACGTCCGCATCTCCATTTGCTCCGCAATATTGCTGTCCCCGACGGGCCTCGAAACCATATTTCTGCAATTCTTTCGCGAGTTCAAGTTCCCCGCGTTTACCCTTATTTCTGCTGTCCATAGATCATATCATTCAGCGCCTTTGCCTCGAGCGCCGCCTTAATCGTTTTCTTAAGCCGCCTGTCACACGGATGCTTCAAGCCTATCTCCTTGATCCTCTTCCGCCTCTGCCGCTTTGCCTCCATCATCATACTTGCCGTTATCAAAAGGCGTTTCACCCGTCCATTCCTCCTGTTCTGGTTCCCAGCCGTAATGCCGGTACTCGTCCATGTGGTTCAAAAACAACTTTGACGGCTGGTCGAAATACGATTCCGCAAAAATGTCCTGCACTCCAAGGTCTCTGTTTTTGCATATTTCCACCACATTTGAGCAGTTATAGATCGCCGCGTCAGCCTTCCACTTAAAAAAGTCCATTGTGCGGTTCTTGAAATCATTATTCACTCGGTGTACGATTAGCACATTGTCAGCTGCATTGGTAATATCGGCTGTCCCAGAGATGTCCTCCTTTCTCAGCAGTCCCATGCTTTTACGCGGATGGCAGACAAAGAAAATGTGAACGTTGCGCTTTTTTGCAAAATTAGAAAGCTCCATTGTCAGCGCAGTTTGCTTCTCGTATTTGTCCCCTGGATACTCTCGTAAATCCATACTCATCAGGTTATCAAGAACGATCACGTCCACGTCCATAATCAGCGTGAAGAATTCAAGCGCCTTCATGATCTGCTTTACCGCCAGGCCAAAATCATTGTTGTACACGTAAATCTTTTCGTCCATCCAGTTTTCAATTTTCTCCCGCGCGCTGCTTTCAACGTGATACATCCATCCATCCTGCACTAAGTTGTCGCGGCCTGCCGCCTGTAGCATCAGCCATTCCTTTACCCTTGGAGCTCTCAGTTCCCCGGAAAATATTACCGAGCTAAATCCTTGCGTCGCCGCTTCCAATGCGATCTGTGACAGCCATGTCGATTTTCCGCTGCCGTTCGTGCCGCTCACGATTGATAATTCGCCCTTGTTGAACCCGTGTATCCTGCCATCCACACCGTTAAGACCGCTTTTCACCGATACGATTTTGCTCCGGTCTGCTTGCCGGATGTGCTTCATACGGTAAAACATTCTGGGCTTTGGGTTTAACGCGTCGCCGCCAAACAGCGAAACCGTATCGAGCAGCTTCGCGAACGTGTTGCTGTAGCTCACAAACTCGCTCATTTCAGCGTCGGTCATATTCTCAAAACCGGCGTTCGCATATTTTTGTTTCAGCTGAAAATATTCGTCCCTCGTCATATCTCAAATCCTCCTGCCACTCGCTTTGGCTCATTGGTTCCTGCGCTTGGCTCACCACGCGGAAGCCGATCCCATATAATCCCTTGCCAATTCGAAGCCATACACTCGGCGATCAGTGCCACAACTGCATCCTCTCCATGCCGATCTACCTGACCGGAAACTTGAGCAATTAAACTTTTAAGCCCTCTGGCTTTATATGCCTGTCTCTTTTCTTTCTTGTACTCTATCCAGTCTTTTAGAGCACATTGTATTTTTGAAGGCAGTCCTCTAAAGGTCTCGTCAGTCTCAAGGATGTCCTCCCCCGTTTAAGGGGGTAGGGGGATATCTTTATTTGTATTTGTATTTGTATTTGACTTTGTATTGGTATCATTCGTATACGGTGGTATACGGTCGTATACGGTCGTATCTTTTTTATTCCAACGCTTACGAATATTCTCCCTGTTTTTATCACATTTTTCCTGATATTGCAGATCGTCGTACTCCATTTGCTCCTGTATCGACGTAAAAGCAATGTCCGTTACCTCGTCAAGCTCTTCATGTTCTCCGCTTTCGGCATAATCAAACATGGCAAGGATTAACGCCTTAACGCGCTCAGGGTTTAGCTTCTCGATTGTTCTTCTATATCTTTGATGTAATATTGCCTCTTTTGCCATCTCTCACCTCAAAACGGAAGTTCGGAATCATCCAACGGCGCATATTCTTCCAGTCCTTCCAGCCCGCCCGGTGTTTCGTTTGCTTTTGCTTCCCTACTTCCACAGAATTCGATCCTGCTTGTCAGTACATACGTCTTGTACCGCGTTCCAGTCTCCGTCTCGTACTTGCTTACCTTAACAGAGCCAGTTAGTAATATCTCCTTGCCCTTGGAAAACCATTTCCCGATCAGCTCCGCTGTCTTATCCCATGCCGTGCAGCTGATAAAGTCTGCCGGGCGGTCTTTTCCCGCGTCGCACGCAACCGTGAAATGTGAAACAGTCTTTCCTGATCCGGTCGTCCTCACTTCCGGGTCCATTGCAAGCCTTCCTTTCAAAACCACTAAATTCATGCCGTTTCCTCCAAGCTATATTTAAAATAAACCTTCTTCTCGCCGTATCTGTTGCGTCTCTTAACCGTTTCCGTCTTGATCTTGTACCCTAATGCCTTAAGATCGTAAATACGCGCTGAAAGCCGCGTAATGTCTAAATCATCGAACGCCTGCATAGTTGTTATGCTTCCAAAATCCTTCATATATCTGATGATTTTTTCACATTGGCTCATAATCTCAATTCCTCCGGGTATTTGTGGTATACTCTGTCCTCGTCCGGGAATCCCGGATATTTTTCCTCCAAATATTCCTTCATCCTCCGCCGCACCAGCTCGCCGCAACCCCGCGCATGCTGTTTTTCGTGGCACTCCCGGCAGATGCAGACGATATTTTCCGGTATTCCCATTCCCAGTTTAGAGCGCGGGACATAATGCCCCTCCGGCAGCCCTACGTTCCGTCCGCATACCACGCATATACCGCCGTCCCGCTCCGCTACCGCACGCTTTACCTCCGGCGATATCTCACACGCTTTTGTGCTCGCCTTTTTCATCCGCGCCACTCCCGTTCTATTGTGCTTTCAAGCGTCTTGATCTGTATCTTGTAAACATTGATCGCTTCAAGCGCCGCCTTATATCCCGTCTCCTTACAATCCCGTTCAAACTTCTTTTTGGCGATCTCCCGGTCTCCGCGGCAAATATCTGAAATGATGGTGACGGGCGTTCCCTTGTCCCGCTCGGTCAATATTTTCTGCGCAAGCGCTATACGGTAATCCTGCTCCGCCTGCGCATACTCCCTGCCGCGCACTCCAAGCTGCTTTAAGGCGCTGTCAAGAAGGGATACTTTGCCTGACAGCTCATTTACTAAATCCTGTCCGCTCATACCGCACCTGCCTTACTGTTTAACAGGTCAAGAAAACCGTTTGCCTCGACGTATGTCAGATCATGTAATGATTGCTTTTGCTTTGATTTCAGGGTAGTGATTATATTAACCTTTGCTTCTTTTGCAGCCGCTTTGATTGCTTCTATCTGTTCTTCTGTCGCCATTGCCGTTTTACCCGGATCAAATCCTTTGTTGATTTCATTGGCCTTTTTGCTGTCAGCTTCCCGGCGTTCTTTTTCTGTGGGCTCGCCGTATAGTCCCGCGTCGTATAGATCGCTCGACAGCTTATCCGCATCATCGCCCGTGGGGATCGCAAACGTGCGCAGGAGCATATACTTATATGCGTATGTCATGGCTTTCCCAACTCCTTTGTCCTGCGTGTCTACCCCCGTGCCGGAAGACGGAACGTCGATATACTCTTCCGGCTTTTCTGTGTTTACAATGCGGTAAGTCACATTTACAGTCGTGATCCTATTGATCTTTTCCTTTCCATAGCTGTCTGTTATCCGCTCGTCCTCCCGTTTATGCTCCTGTGCAATCGGAAGAATGACCAGTTTGTTTTTCAGCAGCGATGTTCTCACTGTAGAAGTCACCTTCTCTTCACTTATGGCCTTGTAAGACCTTCCGCCACCAGTAGCGACATTGTCATCTTTCGCCAAATATGCAACGTCGCTCATAACAGCCGCTATTTTTTCATATAAATTCATCACGCGCTCCTCCTATAAGGGATGGGTTCCCGGTTTTCGTACCAGTCCGCAAAGGCGTAAAGGTCATCCTTTGCATATTCCCTGAAGATTCCTGCCCACATATCCCGCGCCGACTCCGCTCTGTCGAGTTTTTCCCGGATAAACTCCTGTTCATTTGCTTTGAGATAGTCCAGGAATTCATCCCATTCGCTCAACGCAAACGTCTTGAAGTCATCAGCCGCAGCGTCTTCAAATACCGCCCTGTTTTTGCACTCGTCCGAGCAATACCACTCCCCGGCGTACTTAACCGCTTCGTCGGCGTATGCCTCATGCCCGCATGCGCAAGATATGATATCGTCGTCTGCCGGGGCTGCTGCATCATATATTTGCATGTCCGGCCACTGGTCCACAAACATTGCCATTGACTTTCCGTCCTTTCTGCCTCATAATGGAGGCGAAGATAATCTTCTCGGTTATTTTCACCGCCCGTCAGAGCTACAACTCCGGCGGGTATTTTTATACGTCCGTACTCTCCGCTTCCTCCACACCCACAGGATCATGAGCCGCAGACTGTACACTCCATAGCCCGCGATCACTGCGCCTATGCCTAACATCAGCGCTTCTGCGATCAGTTTCATGCCTGTACCTCCAATCCTAACTTCTTCATCTTCAAATAGCTCCTCTCCACCGCCGCAATGTCGATGCCCGCATACTCATACGTCGTTTTGGTATCTACATTTTGCGGATTCCACACTTTTACACCTTTTTCAATCATCAGCTTGCGGACTTCCTTTTTGATGGACAATACTGTCGAATTGGCCGAAACGTCGAACAATTCTTTGAGTTCTGGATTGCCTATTTCGTTTGGATAGGCGTAGTAAATCCGAAGTGCTGTTTCTGCGTTGAATGGTCTTTTTTTGTTCATTCCTCTCACTCACTTTTCATAATGTCCAGTAGCTGTTGGATTGCCGCTATTGCTTCGTGCGATTCTTTGGGAAATTCGCGCTTTAGATCGTCATTGTCCACATGCCCGTCAATCGCGTCCCTTTCAAGCTTCTTAAAATACGGGATCAGGTCTTCTACCTCATATTTCATTCTGATTACTGAAGCTGCTAAATGCCCTGCATCTGGCACGTCCGTATATCGTTCACGGTAACTTTCATAGTTGCTCAACATCCATCGGTGCCATAGTCCCGGTGCGTCAAGAATTCTTTCAATATTGCCTACGTCGTCAGGTGTGGGCTGTGTTTCTCCGATTTCCCACCGCCTTACGGTGTCTTCTGATACGCCTAGTTCATTTGCCAACCGCCAACGTTGGATTTTCCGCGCCTCTCGCGCACTTCTTAGGTCATTATGTGTAAATTCTGCCATGTTGGATTCTCCTGATTCATGTAAAATAGATTTGTACCTTGAAAAATGAATCATGCCGAAATAATCTTAGAAATCGCTTTGCGCACTTTGTCTTTTTCCTTGTCCGGCATTTCACGGCGAAGCTTCCGGCTGAAAGATTCTTCTGCAATCCCGAGCGCCTCCGCAACTTCCCAATTATAGATACGTGCTTTTCTGATTTCTGCGCGAATGTCTTGATTAGCAAGAGCCATTGTTTTTTCCCCTCCTATACTGTATAATTTAATGTTAGGTTAAAGCTTGTTATTAACCTTTGTTGGTTTTATTATAATTCCGATTTTGGAATTTGTCAATTCTTTTTTCGGAATTTTTAGGAACTTTATTTTATGGGAGGGTTTTATGACCACAAACGAAATCGCAAACGAGTTGCTAAATGTAATGTTTGCTCGGTATGAAGAAGAAGGCGATCTTGATATGTTTAATTTTGAATCGCTGGTTGAAATGCTTGGCGAACCGGAAGGAAAAATTAATCGTGCTTTATGGTTGCTGAGCAAAGACGGTTACACAAAGGTTTGGAAAATCGACAACATCGCTTGGGAGTCAATGCTAAACAGCAAAACGATTTCATATATGGAAAAATGCCCGCTGTCTACTGACGGGAAGCGGATAACGAAATATATTGAGCCGGAATCTAAGCCCGCACCTGCTGATTCTACTTTCATTATAGCTAATGCAAACAATTCTATTATTGGGACGCAACAAAACGCTACAATCAATATAAGCAGTTCGCTTGATGAAATACGCAAGCTGATTCATGAACAGGCGACACCAGAAGATGCGCCAGCCATGAATGAATTGGTGGATACAATAGGCAAAAATAAAAGATTCTCCATCAAGGATATCCCTGAAAAAATACTTGGATTGCTTAACAAATACCCCGTTATATTGCAATCTATTATTACAGTAATTGCCGCTCGATGCACAAGATAACAGGACTGCACTTAGTATAACAAAGTGTTTCCAAGCATCCGTCTTTTAATACGGCTCTGCCATCGGACATAAAATCAATATATTCTCCGCTGATTATGGGGTTACCATTCGTGTCTTTCATGGCACATTTGATTTTAGATGTTGCGTTGCATGTAGCATTCTTAAATTCAGCATCAGGGTTGAGATAGCAATACTGCTTGGAACAGTCAGTATTTTTCTCTGGGTTACAGCAATAAAATACATGCTTCATAGTCTTTCCTCCTATGGTAATTATGTATATATTATAATTCCGAAATCAGAATTTGTAAAGAAAGGTTTTGAAAATGATTTTTTGGGAAAAATTAAACCATCTATGCACCGAACAGAATACAACTGTCACCGCAGTATTAAAAGAGCTAAAAATAAGCACATCAAAAGGCACGGCATGGAGAAATGGTTCTGTTCCAAATGGTGTTATCCTTGATAAACTCGCAGACTACTTCGGCGTATCCACCGACTATCTTTTAGGCCGCACGGAAGAACGCGGCTTCGTTTCAAAACACGCCGCCTCCACTATCGACGGTACTGAATATGACGATCTGCCGGAGGAAGCAATCGAAGAAATGGAAAATTACCGTGCGTATTTAAGGGAAAAGTACAGAAAAAAATAACCCGGTGTACCTCATTTGTCATTTTGAAGTAATATGATATTGATGCAAAAGGGTGGTAACAGAAATGACATTGAATGAAAGATTGGATCAGTATATTTTTGATGAGGGAATTGCCGTTGAGGAAATCCCCTTGTTTTACTATAATGGCTTTTACGACTACGAAAGCGACTGGGCTTGTCCTGTTATAACATTAAACAGCAACATTGCTTCCGAGCGACAAAGGGCGGCTATAAAGGGACACGAGTTAGGGCACCATTTCACGTTGAGCGCCGATCTTTTCTTTGCTCCTTACCTTGTAAAGAGCCGTGACGAATATAGGGCCGACCGCTGGGCGGCCGAATATTATATGCCTGTTAAAAGATTGATCGAACTGTATGAGCAAGGCTGTCGCACTCCGCTTGATATGGCGGAGCAGCTTGAGATACCAGTCGAATATTTATATAAGGGTTTAGGCATATATTATCGAAAATATGGTCTATATGAAGACTTCGGCCAGTATCGGATATTCTGGAATCCCTTCAACATCAAAAAAGATCGCCGCAGGAGAAAGTAA